TGTTCCTGGTGTCGACCCCGACGATCCGCGGGCTCTCCCGGATCGAGCGGGAGTTCGAGGCGTCCGATCAGCGGCGCTACTTCGTGCCGTGCCCGCATTGCGACGCGATGCAGTGGCTGAAGTTCGAGCGCCTGCGCTGGGAAAAGGGGCGCCCGGAGACGGCCGAGTATCTCTGCGAGGGCTGCGAGCGGCCCATCGCGGAGCACCACAAGACGAGGATGCTCGAGCACGGCGAGTGGCGCGCGACGGCAACGGCTACCGATCCCACGACGGTCGGCTACCACTTGTCGGCGCTCTACTCGCCGGTGGGCTGGCTCAGCTGGCAGCGGATCGCGCGGGCGCATGAGGCGGCACGGGGCAGCGACGAGGCGATGCGGGCGTTCCGGAACACCATCCTCGGCGAGACCTGGATGGAAACCGGCGAGGCGCCCGACTGGCAGCGGCTGGCGGACCGGCGTGAAGCGTGGTCCCCGGGCACGGTCCCGGAGCGGGGGCTGTTCCTGACCGCGGGCGCCGACGTTCAGAAGGACCGGATCGAGGTCGATGTATGGGCCTGGGGCCGAGGCCTGGAAAGCTGGCTCGTCGATCATCTCGTGCTCGAAGGCGGGCCCGGCGATCCGGCCTGCTGGCAGCAGCTGACCGACCTGCTCGGGCGAACATGGGCGCATGGGTCTGGCCAGCGGATGACGCTTGCCCGGCTCGCCATCGACACGGGGTATGAGACCAGCGCGGTCTATGCCTGGTCGCGCCAGGTGGGCTTTGCGCAGGTGGCGCCGGTGAAGGGCGTCGAGGGGTTCACCCGGACGAGCCCGGTGACCGGGCCGACCTATGTCGATGCGACCGTCGCCGGCAAACGGCTCCGGCGCGGCGCCCGGCTCTGGACCGTGGCCACATCGACCTTCAAGGCCGAGACCTATCGCTTCCTGCGGCAGGACCGGCCGACGAGGGAAGAACAGGCGGAGGGCGCGCTTTGCCCGCCCGGAACGATCCATCTGCCGGACTGGGCGGACGGCGAATGGCTGAAACAGCTGACCGCCGAGCAGCTGGTGACCGTGCGGACGAAACGCGGCTTCACGCGGCTCGAATGGCAGAAGCTGCGCGAGCGCAACGAGGCGCTGGACACACGGGTCTATGCCCGTGCGGCGGCGTGGATCGCGGGCGCGGATCGCTGGTCTGAGGCGCGGTGGGCCGATCTGGAAGCACAACTCGGTATGGCGAAGCAGGACGGGCCCGAGGCCAGTCCGACAAAGGCGCCGTCCGGCCCGACACGATCAATGCCACGCCGGCGCACGGTGCGCTCGAGCTACATGAGGTGATCCATGGCCACGGCCGCAGAGCTCCGCGCCCGCCGGGACGCCCTGACCGCGCAGCGGTCCTCCGGCGTGGCGCGGGTCAGCTACGACGGCAAGACCGTGGACTATCGCAGCGTCGCCGAGATCGACCGGGCCATCGAAGCGCTGGACCGCGAGATCGCCGCGGCCGAGGGGCGTCGGATCGTCCGACATGTGCGCGTGACGACAGCGAAGGGGCTCTGAAGCATGCGCCTCTTCGACCGTTTCCGCCGCCGCTCGACCGGCGGCCCCGCTGCCGTGCGCGCCCGTCTCGAAGGCGCCATGGCGAAACGCCGGCTGCGCGGCTGGAACCCGCCGCTCGAGAACATCAACGCGCTGGTCGCCTCGGGCGGCCCGCGTCTGCTGGCGCGGTCCCGAGAGCTGGTGGTGACGAACGGCTATGCCGCCAACGCCTGCGAAGCCTTCGCGGCCAACCTTGTCGGCGATGGCATCAAGCCCTCGTCGCTGATCGGGGACGCCGATCTGCGCGACCGGGTGCAGCAGCTCTGGCTCGCCTGGACTGACGAGGCCGATGCGGACGGGCTGACGGACTTCTACGGCCTGCAGGCCATGGTCGCGCGGGAGATGTTCGTGGCCGGCGAGTGCTTCGTCCGGATGCGCCCGCGTCGGGTCGAAGACGGGCTACTGGTCCCGCTGCAGCTGCAGCTTCTCCAGTCCGACATGCTGCCCTTCGAGAAGACCGAGGTGCTGGCCTCTGGCAACCGCATCCGTTGCGGGATCGAGTTCGATGCGATCGGCCGGCGCGTGGCCTATCACTTCCGCCGGCACCATCCGGGCGACAGCACCGATCAGGGCGCGGTGATCCCGGAGACGGTGCGCGTGCCGGCGGCGGATGTGCTGCACATCTACCGGCCCATCGACGCGGGCCAGATCCGCGGACTGCCGCATATCGCGCCGGCCATGGTGCGGCTGTTTCTGCTCGACCAGTACGACGACGCCGAGCTCGACCGGAAGAAGACCGCGGCGATGTTCGCGGGCTTCATCACCAAGACCGCGCCGGAAGAGCCCATGATGGGCGAAACGCAAGCGGATCTCGACGGGGCCGCCATTGCGAGCCTCGAGCCCGGCACGATGCAGGTGCTGCTGCCGGGCGAGGACGTGAAATTCTCGTCGCCCGCGGATGTCGGCGGCGGCTACGAGGCGTTCCAGTACCGCACGCTGCTGGCGGTCTCGGCCTCGCTTGGGCTGCCCTATCATCTCGTCACCGGCGATGTCCGGCAGGCGAATTACTCGTCCCTGCGCGCCGAACTCGTCGAGTTCCGCCGCCGCATCGGCCAGCTGCAGCACGGCGTGATCGTGCACCAGCTCTGCCGCGCGGTGTGGCGGCGCTGGCTGGAGACGGCGGTGCTCGTTGGCGCGCTCGATGCCGATCCCGCGACGGTGCGACCGGTGCAATGGATCCCGCCGCGCTGGGACTGGGTCGATCCGCTGAAGGACATCCAGGCGCAGGTGCTGGCGATGGAGGCGGGCATCACCTCGCGGCGCAAGGTGGTCGAGGCCACCGGTTACGACATCGAGGAAGTGGACCGCGAGAACGCCGCCGACGCTGCGCGCGCGACGGGGCTCGGTCTCCGCTACCGCACGAGCCCCGGCGAGACGCAGGGCGTCCGCGCGACACCGGCGACCCGGGCCGAGCCCGGCCACGGTCGCGGCAACGACACGGACGACGGCGCGGCGGCGACCGATCCGGCCACCGAACAGGAGTGACGACATGGCAAGCTGGTATGCGATCCGCGCCCGGGGGACCGGCGCGGAAGTGGCGATCTATGACGAGATCGGCGCCTACGGGGTCTCGGCGAGGGGTTTTCTGGCCGAACTGGGCGCACTGCCCGAGGGCACGCCGGTCGATCTGCGGCTGAACAGCCCCGGCGGATCGGTCTTCGATGCGGTGGCGATCCACAACGCGCTGAAGCGCCACGAGGGCCCGGTCACGGTCTGGATCGACGGCATCGCCGCCTCGGCTGCCTCCTACATTGCCATGGCGGGCGACGAGATCGTCATGCCCGAGAACGCCTTCCTGATGATCCACGACCCCGCCGGTCTCGTGATGGGCACGGCCGAGGACATGCGCGCCATGGCCGAGGCGCTCGACAAGGTGAAGGGCAGCCTCGTCGCGGGCTATGCCGCGAAATCCGGTCGGACAGCGGAGGAAGTCTCGGCGCTCATGGCGGCCGAGACCTGGTTCGACGCTGGCGACGCCGTGGCGCAGGGCTTCGCCGACCGGCTGATCGAGCCCGTCCGCATCGCCGCGAACTTCGACATTGGGCGCTTCCGCAATGCGCCGCCGGTGCTGGTCGAGGCTGTCGAAGCTGAAGCGGACACTGGCGAGCAGACCGACGCCGCCGCCCCCGAAGTTTCCGAGGCGACGGACGAAGCTGCCGAAGACGGGCAGGCCGTGGACGCCGAAGGCGATGAGGCTTCCGCCCCCGACGCCCCTCAGCCGCCGGCCGAGACGCCACCGCCCAGCGGCGCGCCGCCGGATCCTGCCGTGATCCGGGCCGAGGCCATTGGGCACGCCCGGGACGTCATCGATCTCTGCCGCCTTGCCGGCCAGGCGCAGATGGCCGGCCGTTTCCTCGAAGAGGACGCGAGCCTCGATGAGGTGCGCACCGTGCTCCTCGCCGCCAGGGCCGAGGCCGAGCCCGAGATCGCACCCCATCACCCGCAGCCCGGCCGGTCCTCGGCCGCGCGCCCCTGGGGCGAGATCGTCGCCCGCACCTTCAAGCTGAAAGGATGACACCATGACCACGCTCGTCGAAGGCACGCACCCCGGCGGTTTCCTCGTCTGGGAAGCCTTCCGCGACTACACCCGCGAGACGATCACCGTCGCCGCGAGCACGCTCGAGCCCGGCACCGTGCTCGGCAAGATAACCGCGTCCGGAAAGTACGCCGCGCACGATCCCGCCGCCGTCGACGGCACCGAGACAGCCGTCGCGGTGCTCTGGGGCAATGCGGATGCGTCCGGTGGCGATGCGCTGGCCGTCGCCGTCGTCCGCGGTCCCGCCATCGTCAACCGCCACGACCTCGTCTTCGCGGGCACGCCCAGCGAGGGGGAGATCGCGGCCGCACACGCGGCGCTCCTCGCCGCGGGCATCCTCGTCCGCTGACCCAATCCCGACAGGAGGCATCCAAATGGCCACCATGGACATCTTCGAAGGCGATGCCTTCACCATCGTCGAGCTCACCCGTGCGCTCGAGAACATCCCCTACAAGCCCGCGCTGCTCTCGGGCTCGGCCCTCTTCAGCCCGCGCGGCGTGCGCTCGCGCACCGTGGTGATCGAGAGCCGCGATGGCACACTCTCGCTGATCCCGTTCTCCGAGCGCGGCTCGGCCTACGAGCAGCAGGTGCCCGACCGGCGCGAGATGCGCGCCTTCGTCTGCCGCCAGTTCAAGAAGCAGGACGTGCTCTGGGCCTCCGAGATCCAGTCCGTCCGCGACTTCGGCTCCGAAAGCGCCACCCAGCAGGTGCAGACCGAGGTGGCTTATCGGCTCAGGAAACTCCGCCAGGACGCCGAGACCACCTTCGAATACCATCTCCTGAACGGCATTCAGGGACTGGTGAAGGACCCCAAGGACCACGCGACGGTGGTGAACTACTTCACCGAGTTCGGCATCACACCGGCGGCCGAGATCGACTTCGACCTCGACAATGCGAGCCCGGCCTCCGGGGCGCTCCGCAAGCGCTGCCAGGCGCTGATCGAGAGCGTCGAGGACTCGATGGGCGGGCTCTCGGCCGGCGCCGTGCAGATCCGCGCCGAATGCGGCTCGGCCTTCTTCGCCGACCTCGTGGCCCACAAGGAGGTGCGGGAGACCTACCTCAACACCGCCGCCGCAGCCGATCTGCGGGGCCGCGTGGCCGATGAGGTCAGCTTCGGCGGCATCACCTTCCGCCGCTACCGGGGTGGCGTCGGCTTCACCGTGCCGACCGACAAGGCGTACTTCTATCCCGAAGGGATCGAGGGGCTGTTCGAGATCTACTACGCCCCGGCCGACACCTTCGAGACGGTGAACACCCTCGGCCAGCCGCTCTATGCCCGCACGATCCCCGACCGGGATCGCGACGAGTGGGTGCGGCTCGAGATCGAGAGCAACCCACTCCCGATCTGCACCCGGCCGCAGGTGCTGCGCTCGGCACGGCGAACCTGATGACCGTCTTCGACGCCGCCCTCGACGCGCTCTTCGCCGACGCTCACCTGGCACGCGACGTGGTCTACTCCGCCGAGGGCGGCGCACCGTCGCTGGTCCGGGCGATCCTGCGCCGGCCCGATGACGTAACGAACTTCGGCGAAGCGCGCCTCTGGTCGGAAACGATCCGGCTGGATCTGCGCCTCGCCGAGGTGGCGAACCCGCGTCCCGGCGACCGGATCGAGATCGACGGCGAGGCCTTCCTCATCCAGGGCGAGGCGGTGCGCGACCGCGAGCGGCTGGTCTGGACCGTCGATCTGCGCCCGGTGTGATCCGCCATGAAGCTCGAAACACAGATCATCGGCGATATCGCACGGATCATGGATGCGGAGGTAAAGGCTGGAGAGAAGGCCGTCACCACAGCGATGCGCGAGGCCGGGACCGGGCTCAAGGCCGCCTGGCGCGCGCAGATCACCGGCGCGGGGCTCGGGCCGCGACTTGCCCGCACCATCCGCTCGGAGGCCTATCCGAAGGGCAAACCCAGCCTGAACGCCGCCGCTCTGGTCTGGTCGAAGGCCCCGGTCATCGTCGGCGCCCATGACACCGGGCCGCTGATCCGCTCGAAAACCGGCTTCTGGCTGGCGATCCCGACGCCTGCTGCAGGCAAATCCACCCGCGGCGGCCGGATCACTCCCGGCGAGTGGGAACGGCGACGCGGGCTGCGTCTGCGCTTCGTCTATCGTCGCACCGGCCCGAGCCTGCTGGTGGCGGAGGGACGGCTGAACACGAAGGGCCGCGCCGTGGCATCGCGCTCGAAGACCGGCCGCGGGCTGACCACCGTGCCGATCGTCCTGCTGGTGCCGCAGGTCAGGCTGCCCAAGCGGCTGAATCTGGCACGGGATGCCGAACGGGCACGCGATGCGGTGCCGGGGCTGATCG